TCGGGATGCTTGCCGGAGGGCGAGACAGGACGCAGAGACCTGTTACCCAATACTTTCAGGTATTCGGCGACAGAGAGCGAACCGTAGGAATAACCGCTACGACCGAGGCGCTCCATTTCTTTCTTCTTGGCTTTCATTTTGCCAACGATCTGCGATTTTCCACTGACGTAAACTGACCGTGCAACAAAGGTCTTTCCGTTTATCTCAAGCTCAATCCTCACCAGCGGAATATCACCCGCACCACGATTTTCACGGAAAATCGATACCCTTTTGCCGCTGTGGATAAACCAGTCGTCAGGCTGTCTTAGCACGAACTGAATATCCGCCAGCACGGCATCAGGGTCGCCCTCGTAATATTCTTTGTGCCGCTCGGCCAGCGCGTGCAAATCGGCGCGTAGCGTCATAGAACCATCAAACCCAAGCCATTTGACCGTTTTGGCTGGAATCGGGATGGTCGTCATACTCCCCACGCCGTCCAGCGCGGCATCTGCAAGCAGCGGGGCGTCATCATTCCAGACACTATCCATCTGTCCACGCCGATTAGCCCCAAACCCGCCGCCATCGTCTCCGCCGTCCTGCGGCGCGGTTTCAACAATGCTGGCGTACATCTTCGCCTGGTCTTCGTCCAGCATCATCGTCTTGGCGAGAAACTCGCTCATCAAATCCTTGCTCGCCCCCATGTCTTTCAACTGCTGCATGGACTGCACCAGCATCATGCCCGCATTCATCGATTCCAGCCGCGTGCGCTGCTTTTCGGCTTCCAGCGCGGAAATGGAGCCGAAAAAATTGATTTCCCACGGACGGTTGCTAGGGTTGAATACAAAACCGTAGCGGTTGGCCGTGTGAATGTCGATGACGTGGTTGAAAAAATCTTCCAGCGCCACGCGGATGATGCGGGCGCGTTCGGCGGCCTGCGCGGAGACGCGGAAAAATCCGCCTTCGCCCAGTCCGCCCGATAACTGGTCGGCAAAGCCCAGCATGGACAAATCCACCCCCAACGCGCCAGACAGCAACTTGGCGTGCAACAGCACGTCTTCAATGCTGATGCTGGCCGCCCGCCCCGGCGCACCGCCGTTGGCCGGCCCCATCGTTGCCACCTGCTTTTCTCCAAAAATCGGCACGATGTGGCGGATGCGCTCCATGATGGGCCGCCCGTTTTTGACCGCTTCCTCTGCCCTGTCCTTGGATTTCAGCAGCATCTGCTTGACCGATTCGACAAAGTGCTTTTGCTGCTCCTTGGTCATGCTTTCCATGTTCAGCGTGAAAATCTGCTCATCAATCGAATCCATCCAGCGCTGCCCCACCAGCCCCAACAGCGACGCGGTGAGGTTGTCGTAGGGTTCCTCGGCGTTGTAAAGCAATGACCCGCCCACCATGCTCGGCATGATCGGCAGGTTGTCGATGTCGTTTTCAGTCAGTTTGAAGGCCAGAGACTTTTCCACCACACCGAACTGCGGTATCCATTGGATGCGCGGCATTTTGAGGCGCGCCAGTTGCGATACATCCAGTTTCGTGAAATTGCGCTCGCCCACCGATACGGCAAATCCCACCGTGCGGCTGCCCATCTCGTAGGGCTGCACCAGTTGCGGGCGGATCATCTCGTTGGAATCCAGGTCAACCACGCCGCTGCTGTTGGCGTAAATCCGCGCGTAGGCGTCTCCGTAGGCCGCGCCCGTGTAGGCGATGTGAAACGCTACTTTGTTGAACAGGTGTGTCAGCGACGCGGATATTTCATCGGCAATGGCGGCGAGCCGTTTATCTTTTTTCGCCTCGGCGGTCTTTTCCACAAACACCAAATCGCCGCTGGTTTCATGCCCGCCCAGCGCGGATGTGACCAGCAATTGCAGCGCACTGGACACAATCGGGTCGCCCTCCATGCGCATCCATTTTTCGTAGATGATTTGACGCGCCCGCCCGCCGCGTGCGCCGTGACCCAGCAGCGAGGCAACCGTGGTTGTTCCCGCGCCGTACAGGTAGGTGTCTTCCTGGCCGATCTCTTTGGACGGGGTGATGTGCGTAGACGCCCAGCGCTTGCGCGACAGGCCAAGGCGAGCCAGAAAACCGGACTTGGGCGGGGCGGGAGTGTTGGGAGTATCGGCCATGCGGCAAGGGTAGAGCGCATGGCCGATGGGTTATGGCTTGTTTTTCCGCCTCGATGCAAACGACAGGTACGTCATAGAAGTTTGCGAAATGGTGCAAGTTGCGCAATTTCGCAAGTTTTACTTCGCCACAAACTCCATATCCTCGTCAAACAGCGTCCAGAACTCCCCGCTGCCCGCGTCCGGTAGCCAAGGCTAGCGCGTTTGCTACGCCCCAGCGGCAATATGTAAATCGTCGCGCCGGTTCATGATGTAGCGCGTGGTGTAGGGCGGAATGTCCGACGTGGTTTCAATCCCCACACACTCAAAGGCGAGTTTGGCGCAGTCCGGGTCAACCCCCAGCCAGATATACATCACATCGTGATTGCGCAGGTCAAACCAATCTGGATGACCGGCGGGTTCTTCTGGCTCGACCAGAAACAGCATACCTTCGCCCGAATTGATATGCGCGTCCCCGCGTTTGGTCATGGGCGCGGGTGCAAAACCTTCGGCGCGTAGCGCATAGCCGTTGCCAAGGTGAACGTACTCGAAATCTTCCTCGTCCATCGAATCGAGCACCGCCAACCCGCCCATGGTTGGTGCGCCCGCCACGGTTTCCGGTGCGATGCGCTTGTATACCTTGCGGAACACTTGACAGTTCCAGGCATTGGGGTGATTCATGACGACGTTGCGCGCCATGCGGTTTATGGCGATGGATACATTGTTAAGCACGATGATTTCCTTTCATGTCCATTTCCAGCGCCACCTTGGTACTGGCAGGTAATTTACGCATCAAGGCTACAGGTATTACGCGAATTATTGTGCAAATTCGCCACTGGGGATTCTGACCAGTCGGGTTTTCCGCAAACGTTAACCGCCCGCAAACACGTTGCCCGAGCCGCTGGCAACCGCGCTGCCACAGGCTATGGCGTCACCGATGCGTCCCAGCGGCTTGCCGTTGACGAATACCGTACTGGAACCGACGGCCAGCGCCGAATCGTGGCAGCTTGGTCCGCAGCAATGAGTTTGCCAGTGGTCGCCCACGCGGTGTGCGCCCAAACCGTTGACGAACACGTTGGGGGATGCTTCGTCGTTGGCGCGTGGTGGAAAGCAACCGTGACCGGTGCAGGTGTCTCCAAATCTAGCGACGGCGGGCATGGATGGCCTCTTTGAGTGCATCGCGGCCCGGGTCGTAATTCGCCCAGACGCGCAGGATGAAATCGGCGCTGTGGTGCTGGATGACGCCGGTTACGTCGGTGCAGTGCGCGGTGATACGCAACGTCCAGTCTTTGGTGTTGGCCGGATTTGGGAGGTAGCGGATGATTTCATCGGCTTCACCGGGCAGGTCGTCGAAGCTGGCGCAGTGGCCGGTGACGCGCTGGATTTGATATTCGATGTCTACGAACGGGAAGGCGGTGGTCAAGGCGTTGGGCGCGGAGACGGTGACGCCGCTGGCGCTGGCGTGGACGCGCAAGCCCGCCAGCGGTTCTGCGCCGATGATTTCGCAGTCGTAGCCTGTGACGGTCAGTTTTTCCTGTTCATCGGCATTGTCATTGGCATCATCCGCAGCAACAGCCGCCGTAATCGGATTTTCCGTCCAGATTTCGTCGGCCTGTACGTCATGCCAGGGGATGGTTGCGGGGTCGGGTGTCCAGGTCAGCGGCATAGCCTGTGTTGTCCAGTTCAGGGGTTCAGGTCGATACGCGGGGCGCGGATGGTGACGCTATCGGGCGTCATCACGATTTCCGATGCCCCGACAGCCAGCCGCAAAGTGCCGTCCGCCAACATCTCGATATTTCGGTGGTGGAACCTGCGCCAATCAATAGAATTGCCGATTTGGGGATTGCGCCAGCCGGTGATGATGGGATAACGCGGGTCGCCGCCGATAAAGGCAATCCATACGGTGTCGCCCGGCAGGATTTCGATTTCCGTTTCAAACTGGCCGGAACGGGATTTGTCGCCAATTGAATATTCCACTTCCGCTTCTGGCAGCACGTCGCCGCCGTCGGTCAGACCGGGAATTTCGATGCGGCATGTCCGGTGGGCTGGGTTGTAGCTTTTGACGATGGCCGGGTAGCGTCCGGGCATGAGGCCGTAGTCCATCACGCCTCCAACGCGCCCAGCCACAGGCGGGTAATAGTGTCAGACACGCCGCCGCCGTCGGTGCCGCTGGCAAAAGCGTGTGCGGCGGTGATGACAGCCAGCTTTTCTCCGCCCGCAAACGCAATCAAATCCCCCGCGCCGATGCGGGCGTTGAAGCTGATTTTCATCTTTTTGCGATACACCAGACACCGCGTCATATTGCGCAGGCGCTGCGCGTTCTGGAACGGCGCGTAGCGCACGGTGCGCGGTTTTTCGCGCGTGCCGAATACGGCAGCACCGCTGGCGTCCAGCGAGAAAAACCACGGCACTTCGTGGCGTTCGACAAATCCGCCGTCCACATCGTCCGAGGCGTTATCGGGCAACGTCATGACGGTTTTTTGCTTGAACAGATCGGGCAGCCGCACGAATTGCAGCCGTCCGGCTTTCCAGCGCACCGCGCCGCCTTCCTCTTGCAGCACGCGGGCAATATGAAAGGTCGGCGTCTCGCCCACGGGGCAATAAAAGCGCGGTACGGGAAAGTCGGCGTCCACCGCACGAATGGTTGCGCCTGCTGCCCGGTAGATGGCCGACAAGGCGGCGTTTTCCTTGATGATGGCGCGGCTGCGCACATAGGCCACACCCAAACACGGTTCCAGCAGCGCCGTGATGCGGTGCGCGGCCACTTCGCGTTTATCCTGCACCATGCGACTTGCGGTGCGTACCGACTTGACAATGTGCAGCGCCTCACCCGTGGCAAGCGATAGTTTGCGCCCCTCGGCCAGCAGTCTGTCCAGTTCCTCGTTGTCGTCGCCCGCGCGGATGTCGGCTTCCAGCGTGACCGGCACGGGTGCCAGGTCGGAGCGCAACACGGCAGATTTGATGAGGTCGCCGCGTAGCTGTTTGCCGTTCTCAAGAAAGAGAATCATGGCGGCTCACCTACACGGTAACGACGGGATGAAAAAATGCCTTGCGCGGCATGTCCGCCTCAGTCTGGGTGATTTCGGCGGCGACTTCACTGGACGAGCGCCCGAACGGGTCAGCACCCATGCCGCGCGAGGCTTCCAACTGGATGGCGGTTTCGCGCTCCACGTAGAGCAGGAACAACGGGCGAATCAGCGCCCATTCGGACGTGGTAATCGTGGTTGTGCCGTCAATCTTTGGTTGCGGTGTGACGCCATCGTGCGCCCGCAACATGGCAAACCCCGCATAGTAGCGGGTCGCGGCGATGGCTTGCGCCAGCACCGCAGCATCGTCGAGCAGATTTCCGGCGGGTCGTTCGTCTTTGGCGAAGGTGTCCGCCAGTTCGGCCAGCGTGGTCATTCGCCCGTCAACCTATCAACGGTAATCGCCCGAGTTGCCGGGGATGACCTCGCCGAAGTAGTGAAAGAACAGCGTGCCGTTGAAAATCAGCGGCTGCGAACGGTTTTCCCAATCGCGGTCGGGGTTGTCCAACTGAATGAAGGCGTCCACGATGCGCTTGGCGCGCAGGAACTTTTCCGGCGTGCCTTCGTAAATCTTGGCGTTGAAGGTGGCCTGTCCGCTGGCAATCAGGTTGACCATCATCTGATCCAGATGCCCTGCAATGGTCTCGAACATGCCAATCTGGCCTTGCTGGGCGACTTTCAGTTGCTGCGGCTGCCACATCGTTGCACCCAGAGGTGTTGGCACTTCGATTTCCCCGGTGGGCGACATTTCCGGCCACGGAGCCTGTTTGCACAGCAACCAGTTCCCCTCGAAACCTTCGATTTCAAAGGCAAAGTCGCTGGATACGACTTTTGCACCCATCGCGCGGCTGGCGTCGTAAAAACCTTTCAGATAGGCGGTGTTGGAAACAGTCATGGCGTGTCCTTGTCAGCAGATAGGCGGTAATGGAATGACCGTTGCACTGTACGGCGCGGTCAGCGCAATGCCGAGTTTGGTTTTCCGCTTTTTCTGAGGTTCACGGATCGATTTACCGGACGATATGTGCTCGCACAGGGACTGTTGTAGTAAACTTAGGTCACGATGCTAGGCTCCTTAGGCCAGACCTTGGGATACAGTCAGGGCGATGAAAGATGGAAGTGGATCAT